GCTGCTGATGGCAAAAGGCATGGGCGGCCGCATCGCGGTCATCGACACAGAACGTGCCTCCGCGTCGTTGTACGCCGACGTGGCTGACTTCGACTCGCTGGACCTCGCGCCGCCCTACACGCCGGAAGCATTCGTCGAGGCCGTGACCGCAGCCGAGCATGCCGGCTACGACACGCTGATCGTGGATAGCATCACGCACGAGTGGTCCGGAATCGGCGGGTGTCTCGAGCTGGTCGATGAGATTGCCAGGGCCAAGTACAAAGGCAACAGTTGGTCGGCCTGGAACGACATCACCCCGCGGCATCGCGCGTTCTTGGACAAGCTGATGGCCAGCAACTTGCACATCATCGCCACCATGCGCAGCAAGACCGACACCGCGCAGGTCGAGGAGAACGGCCGCAAGAAAGTCGTCAAATTGGGGATGAAAGCCGAGCAGCGCGACGGCGCGGAGTACGAATTCACCATCGTGCTCGACCTGGTGCACGACGGCCACTACGCCACGGCCAGCAAGGACCGGACGGGCCTGTTTGCAGGCGACCCCAAGCCCATTACGCCGGCCACCGGCCGCATGCTGGTGGACTGGCTCAACTCCGGCGAGCCGCTCAAGCCAGAGGCACCGAAGGTCGAGACCGACACCCGCGTCACGCCCACGGCTGGCGCAATGGATCGGGTGCAGGCCGACCGCGTGGACATGGTCACCGCGTATGTCGACCAGCTGCGCGACGCCTGCGCCCGCGAGGATGCACTCGCTGCCGCACAGCTGACCAGCGAGATCCAGGACGCTGACGAGAAGACGGCCGTGTGGTCGCAGCTCGACAGCAAGCAGCGCTCGTTCATCAAGCAATCACTGCGCACCGCGGAGGCAGCATGATCCTCACAGGAATCGTTCGACTCGGCAGGGATGCCGAGCTCAAGGTCTCGCCGGGCGGCACGTCGGTAGCGAATTTCTCCGGCGCCTTCAACTACGGCAAGAAGGACGAGAACGGCGAGCGCCCCACGCAGTGGGTGTCGTTCGAACTGTGGGGCGAGCGCGCCGAGAAACTGGCCCCGCTGCTGCTGAAAGGACAGCAAGTCTGGGTGACGGCCGGCAGCCCGAGGGTGAAAGAGTTTGCCAAGAAGGACGGCACCGTGGGTGCGTCGTTGACGGCCACGGTCAACGACCTGCAGTTGATCGGCGGCAAGCCGGATGCAGCAGCGCAGCCCGTCGCCAAGCCTGCGCCGCAGCAGCAGCGCCGGATGAGCATCGACGACATCGAGTCGGACATCCCGTTCTGATGCTGCTCGACAAAGTGATCTGTGCGAAGTGCATGTCGCTGTGCCTGCGCTCAACGATGCGGCTTATCCGCATGGGCCGGGCACAGCGGCTCGTGTGTCGGGCATGCGCCGACAAGCGCACGGCCTCATGGTTTGGAGGGAAGAAATGACACTGATCGATGTCACGAAGGCACTGCTCAAAACGCTGGATGCCGCGATGGTCGAGAACGACTTCGGCCACATCGTGATCCCGCGCGACGACGTTGCCGACGTGCTGGCTGCGATGGAATCGGCGACGGCTGCGCTGGAGGGCGAGGCATGACCACACTGCGAGAAGCCGCCCAGCAGGCGCTGGAGGCGTTGAATGATTGCGTGCTAGATGTGGATGACGATTGCGGCGATCCGCACTGTGATGACTGCGAGCGATGGCGCCCTGTTTGGGCGGCACTTGATGTACTTGGCCCTTTACTGGAGCAGCCGGAGCAGGAGCCGGCGGCGTGGATGTATGTGGGCATAAAGCACGACGGCACCACGCACGGCCCTCACCTTGTGTGGAAACCGCAGTACATGGACGCCATGAGCGCAAGCAAGGGCGCAAAGGCCACGCCCCTCTACACCCATTTACCCAGCCGCGAGTGGCAGTCGCTGACGGATGCGGAGATCGCCGCAGCGTTACCACACGAGCCGGGTGATTTGGACTTCGTATGCGCCCGCGCCATCGAGGCCGCGCTGAAGGAGAATAACCATGGATGAGAAACCCGAAGCCAAACAAGCAACGCCGCATTCGCAGCTAATCAGCGAGCTTATGGATTCTCGTGTGCCAAAAACAGAACGGGAACACGCAGCGGCGAGAGAGATTGAGCGCCTCCGCGAAGCGCTGGAGCAGCCGGAGCAGTCAATCACACCGAGAGAACTTGCCGCCGCTCTAGGCTGGCCCGGTGGGATCAGCGACCCGGTGCTGGATAAAGTCGAAGTGCTGCGGATGGTGGCGCGCCGCCATTGCGAAAGCGGAGGAGAAATGACCCAAGGCGACATCATCCGCATGGCGCGGGAAGTCGGCGCGTCTGCGTTCGATCAAACCGTAGTGTTTACGTACGAGGAGGCGGCACGCTTCGCCGCCCTGGTCGCCGCAGCCGAGCGCGCCAGGATCATCAAAATGCTGCGCGAGATGCACGAGAACGTGAAGCCCATGCACAACTACTACGCCTACGCCGCGAACTGCATCGAGGCCATGGAGGAACCATGTTCCTGACCGAGGACGACCTGGAGCAACTGACCGGCTACGTGCGCGCCAGCGAGCAGGTGCGCTGGCTGCGACAGCACGGCATCCTGTTCTGGATCAACGGCCGGGGCCGGCCCGTGGTGCCCCGAGATGCGGTGTCGGCGCGCCCGGCTGAAAAACAGATGGAGCTGGGTGCCGTACCATGAGGGAGATGGGCCGCCCGAAAACCACCTTTTCTGACCTGCCGCCGCACATGACCGCCCGCCGGTCAGGCGAGCGCACGCTGTTCTACTACCAAGCCGGGTCGACCAAGATCCCGCTGGGCAGCGACAAGGCGCATGCACTGCGCCGCTGGGCGGAACTGGAGGGACAGGGCAGCGCCGGGACGACGTTCTCGGTCGTGGCCGGCCACTATGCGCGCGTGGTGTTGCCGCGCAAGGCCGCGAAAACGCAGAAGGATCAGACGGCGCAGCTCAAGACGCTGGTCGGCGCCTTCGGGCACCTGCCGCTGCAGGCGATCCGGCCGGTGCACGTCAGACAATACCTTGACCGCCGGTCGGCCCGCACCGCCGGCAACCGCGAGATCGCGCTGCTCAGTCACTTGTGGAACTGGGCCAGATCGCAGGACTACACCAGCGCCCCGAACCCGGCCACCGGCATCGAGCGCAACGCAGAGGTCAAGCGCAGCCGCTATGTGACCGACGAGGAGGTGCGCGCCCTGCGCGACGTGGCGCCGGCCTACGTGACCGCTGCCATGGATCTGATGCTGATGACCGCGCAGCGCCCGTCAGACGTGCTCAGAGCGCGCTTGAGCGACGTTCGCGACGGTGCCCTGTGGTTCCGGCAGTCCAAGACCGGCACGGCCGTCAGGATCGCCGTGGAAGGCCCGCTGCAGCGATTCCTGGAGGCGGCCGCCGCTCGAGATCCTGCCAGCCTGTTCCTCGTGGCCGACGAGCGCGGACAGCGCGTCACCATCTGGCGCCTCGAGCATGCGTTCGCCGCCGCACGCGCCCAGGTCGGCGCCGACTGGCAGCTGCGCGACCTCAGGAAAAAAGCAACGACCGACGAACCCGACCTCACCGTGGCCAGCCAGCGCGCCGGCCATGCTGACGAGACGACCACCGCCGAAATCTACCGGCTGGTGAAGGGCCGCAAGGTCGCCCCGGGCCGATCAATTTAGAACCGGATTCAGAACGGCCCTGAAAAATGGCCTGTGGATAACCGACACAAGCCGTTGATTTTATTGGTGCTGGCGAGACGAATCGAACGTCCGACCTACTGATTACGAATTAGTCTAGATTTCCCTAGTAATCCGCCACTTGCGCGATTTTTGGTTCTAAACGGCAGGGTGATTTTCGCGGATTTTCCCTAGGGAGACATCCGAGTTTAGAACCAAATTTCAGCGCATTTCCGCGCACTGCCGCAGCTCCGTCTGGCACAGCGTCAGCGTAGCCTGCAGGCGCTCGCCGGCCTCTAGCGCGGCAAGGAGGTCGCCAGATCCCGCCACGGCACTGGGGGGATCGGCTGGAGCGCTTCCGCACTGGGATGGAACCGCGGGCACTCGACCGGCACGCTCTTGACGGAGCCGCAGCCATGCAGCGTCAGCATCGCTGCGAGCAGCGCGCCACGTCGTGAGATGGGCAGCCTGGGCATCGGAGACCTCTTGCTCAAGTTTGCGGTATCGGTCGCTTTCAGCCGCAGCAACCGCCCTCAGAGCCGCCATGTCGGTCTCGGCGGCCTTGTCGCGTGTCTGATAGCCCCACCACCAGAAAGCCGCCAGAAACGCGGCTGCGAAGGCTAGGCGGTATGGCAGCGTCACTTGTCAACCAGTGGTTGTCTAGTCACCACCCGCAGCAGCCGCACCGCCACGCCGACGCCGATGAAGATCCACGGGTAGACGTGGGCTGGGATCTGCCCGACCACCTCGGGCAGGCCAAGCTGGATGGCACCGAAGACCTCCAGCGCCAGGGCAAACCACATCGTCTTGCTGCGCAGCCAGGAATCCAGGTTCATGGGTTGGTCACCTCTATCGTGCAGTGTGGGGCGGCCTCGATGCGGGCCACCAGTCGGTCAAGCAGACCGGCGGTGTTCCAGATGCGGCCGCTGGAAATATCGCGCTGCCGGGCGATGAGCGGGCAGCCTTCGGTGTCGTCCACGTCGTTGCCGCCATGGATGCGGATGCCGGTGAAGTTGGGCACGTCGCCGATGAGCGGCATCGGCCGCTGGAAGCGATGCGACCATGTCACCTCAACCGGGTAGCGACCGCTCGGGATGGCAGTGTTCTGGGGCACCTTGAACTCAGGTCGCCAGCACCAGCCCTGTTCGTTGACCTGCTCGCGGATCGGATCTTCCAGCGTCCAAGCGAAGCGCACGCTATCGATCCACAACTCGCCCATCGTCACGTCCTCGATGACGATGGTCCTGCGCAGCCGGAGGATCAATGCTGCCTCTGCTGCTCGCGCTGGTTCATCAGCATCTGGTCGAGCTTGCGATTCAACTCTCGCATCGTGTCCTTGATCTCGGCCACGTCCTGCATCGCGCGCTGTGCGCCAGACTCAAGGACCGCGATGCGCGACGACAACGAGGCGTAGACGCCAGCTAGCGTGGCCATGGCGACGAAGATCGTGATGAGGTCACCGAGGTTGATGACCTTGGATACGGTCCACTGTTCGGATGCCATAGTCAGAACCAGAGTGCGTAGAACACGATGCCCCAATAGGTGGAGACCAGATATCCGTCGCTCGACGCATCCTTGAACGCGATACGAGGCTCGCCAATGGTCTGCACGTACCCGAGTTTGGTGGCGTTTGCATACGTGCTGTATGCCGTGGCGGTAAGAATAACGTCAGTTGTCAAAGCCACCTCATCGCCAGTGGCGTAACTCGCATCGACCGTCCCGCCCGGCGCACCCGTCGAGTTGCGGCGAGCAACGACCATGTACATATCCGGTTTTCTGGGGCCTCCGTGCGAGACCTCGACCGCGCCAGATGAGGCGGGCATCGACTGCACGCTGGACTCATATCGCGTGATGTTGCCGCCGATGCGCAGGTTGCCGCTGCCGGCAGCCAAATTGAGGGTGTTGGTGACCGTCACGCCCGCGGCTGCTGTTTTCTCCGTAATGGTGTCAGTCCTGACCTCGTCGGCCTGCACGTCGTTGTCCTTGAGCAGCACGCCATCGATGGTGACGCCGGCTGCGGACGTCTTCTCGCTGATCGTGTCCGTGACAACCGACGTGTTCGCTGTCACGGTCGTCGCTGTCACGGCGGTGAGCGCCAGCGTGCCGGGCACCGGATCAAGCTGGAACTGCGTGCCGTCGTAGGTGATGGTGACCGTGCTGCCGCTGACGATGTCGCCGCTGACGAGCGCCGTCGTGCCCTGCTTCGTCACCGCCTTGGCACCGATGCTGTTGATGTTGATCGTCACCGCGCCCGTGTTGTTGCCAGCCGCGACGAAACGGAACGTCTGCCCGGCAGCGTAGGCGGTCAGCCCGGACACCGAGGCGGTGATGGTGTTGGTGCCAGCGACCGAGGTCAGGTAGGTGTCGGCACTGTCCTGCACCTGCCCGAGCGCGGCATACTGGTCGCGCGCGGTGGCGTTGCCGACGCCCGTGTGGCGATTGCCAGCCATCGGCTGGTTGCCGGTCATGGTCGTCTGACCGTCCTTGCTCAGCGACTGCGTGAGCGCGCTGGCCACGTCGGTGAACGTGTTGTTGGCCCAAGTGCTGCTGATGGTCGTGCCGGTGACGACCGGGTTACCGGCCGGGAGGGAATAGGTGCCTGATCCGTCGCGTGCCATGCGGGCTCCTGAAACGGCAAATGCCGACGGGTGCTATCCTGTCGGCATGGATTGGGAAACTGTCTTGCGTGCCGCAGCCTCGGCCGTCGGCGTGGTGATGTATTCGCTGCTGCTACAGGCGTGGGGCAAACGCCGCGCCGCCAAGCGGGCCGGCCAGACTGAGCGCCCGGGCGAGCTGGGCCGCCGCCTCGGGCGTCAGTGGGGCCGCGCGTGTCGGCATCTGCTGATTGATCGCGTTCGCAAGCGTCTGTGAGCGCGCCAGCGGCGTCAGCACGGCCTGCACGGTCGCCTTCGCCGGACCCACGGCGCTGCGCATCAGTGGGATCTGCTGCAGCAGGTTGAGCACGGCGCCGGCAGTGTTGGACGTGTTGACCGCGGCAGCGCCCGGCGTCTGGTTGATGTAGCCACCCACGCGGGCGATGCGCTGCAGTTGATCCGCAGACTGCTTGCCGAACACCGCCTCCAGCCGTTCCGGCCCCAGCTTGGTCAGTGCAGTCTGGAACCTCGAGGGCGTGAACAGCGCGTCGCCCGCCGGGTTCGCACCGAATGCCTGCGTCTGCAGCCAGTCGGCCACCTGCTTGGCCGCCTGCTGCTGTTCCTCCGGCCCGAGCAGTTTCATCAGCCGCTGCACCTCGTCGACCTTGCCGCCGGTCACGTACTGCCGGACGAAGGTCTCTGGCGTGATCTCGCCTTCCGCAGCGGCCTTGAGGGCAGGCACGGCATCCTGCAGGTTAAACCGGCGCCGGGCGGCGGTACGGGCGACGTCGAACGCGGCTTTGGCGGCCGAGCCGGCAGCGTCCTCGATGGGTGCGTTGTTCAGCGCCGTGCGCACCTGACCGATGGCCAGCGCCTCCGCGCTGCTGGCGCCGCGCTGCGCTGCGCTCAGCACCTTGTCCATCTGCACGAGGTTGTTGACGTCCAGCGGGATCTTGCCGCTGCTGACGTCGTTCAGCAGGGTGCGGATGGGCGTCGGCAGGGATGAACCGAGCATCTGGCTGTCGAGCGCGTTGTTGGCGGCCTCCGAGAACGCCTTGACGTTGACCGGCGCATACCGTCCCTGCGTATCCCGGGCGGCGTCGTACAGCGCGTTGATGCGCGTCTGCAGCGCCTCGTCGATGCCCTTGAGCCGCGTGGCTGCCGAGCGCCCGGCCTCGTAGGGCGAGGTGGCACCGCTGGCTTGCTCTTGCAGCAGTTGCGCCAGCCGGCGGTTCTGCTCGTTGAGCCGCATCATGATGGGCTCGCCGACGCCCTCAACGCCGCGCAGGTTGCGCTCTCGGGCAAACTGCGCCGGGTCGCGCGTGACCTGCCCGCGCAGAGACGGCACACCGAGGGCGTCGAAGTCCTGCTGACGCAGGGCGGCCACCACGTCGAGTTGCTGCCCCTTGTCGGCTGCCTGCTGGGCCATGTCGCGCAGCCGCTCCAGCTGCATTACGCTGAGCTTGCCCGGGTCGATGCCTTCCTGCTTCAGCGTCACCTGGATTTCGGGCATGTCCAGCAGCCGGTCGGCAGACATGCGCTCTCGGCCGCGCAGTGCGGTCGCCAGTCGATTGCCGAGCGCGTTGGTGACCGGTGCCAGCACGCCGCCGATGACCGCGCCTGTGCCGCCCTGCAGGGCCTTGCTGGCCCAGAAGCCGTTGTCAGAGTCGGCAACCGGCTGCAGCACGCCGCCGACCGCGCCACCGGCCGCACCCGTGCGCGCGGCAGCCCCGGCAGTGGAGCCCGGTGCCAGCGGCAGCACGCGCGCGACGGCAAGGTTGGCCGGGCTGACGATGTTGCCCACCACCCGGGCACCGTCAAAGCCGGTCTGTCCGGTCGCCTCGCGCGCGGCCTGGTAGTCGGCTTCGGCCTGGTTGTTCATGCCGGTGACGCGCCGGGCCTCGGCACCGAAATATTCGCTGACAGGATTCGGCGCCAGCCCGAACAGGCCGGTCACCGCCTGCAGCCCCTTGGGCAACAGCTGCGCGCCAGCGTCGATGGGATCTCGAGCGCCCTGCACGATCCGCATGGGCGTCGATGCGCGGATCTTCTGATCGGTCGTCGCGGCCGGCTTGGTCTCGGCCTGCAGCCGGCGCAGTTCCTCCAGCAATTCGCGGTCGGTCATCGCTGGCCTCCTTGCTGGCGGCGCAACTGCTCAAGTCTGGTTCTCAGCTCTTCGCGCTCTTGGGCGTTCAGCGCTTCGCCCTTGCCGGTCGGTTTCGCCTTGGTCGGATCTTCGATGCGCATGAACTCGGCCGGGTCGGCGTTGTTCTTGAGCAACTCAAGATAGCGGTCGTTCTCGCTGATGTGGTACTTGGCGGCGCGCTCGGCAGCATCCAGGATCTGCCGCAGTTGCGGCACCGACAGCTTGTCGATGTTGCCCGACTGCGCGCGCTCCAGCAGTTCCGTTTCCTTGTCGGTGATGGTGCCCTGCCCTCTGAGGGATTCGCGGTTGGCCAGGGTGATCTTCGCCAGACCGCTGATGACCTCCTGCGTGCGCGCCAGCGCCTCGTCGTCGGTCCCGATGCCGATCATTTGCGAGATCTGCCGCAGGGCCATGCGCACACTGGTGGTCGGGCCGATCATGACCTTGCCGCTGTCCAGTGCCGCACGCATCTCGCGCACGTTGGTCAGGGTGGTCGGTGCGGATGCAGCGGCAGAGTTGACGGCCTCGATGCGCGCCTGCACTGACTTGTTGACGCCCTCACTGATGCCCTTGTTGCCGGGCATGATGTTGTCTACTTTGACGTTGGCGAGCGCGCGGTCATTGAACGCCTTCCCGCGCGCGACCTCGACGGGCTGACCGTTGCGGATCTCGAACGTTACCTCCTGATCGCCTTCGCGCTGCGTGTACCTGCCCGCGAGGGGCTGGTTGGTCTGACGGTCGTAGACCACGCCGCCGGCTGTGAACGTGCGGTCCTTCGGCGCACCGCGGGCGATCACCTCGCCGCGACGGTCGACCGCTGTGCCGCCCTCGGGCAGGATCAACGGATTGTCCCTGTTGATCTCGCGCTGGACCTGCAACTGGTCGATGCCCATCAGCAGTTGCGTCGCCTGTTTATCCGAGATGGCGTTCGTGTCGAGCATGTCGGCAATCCGACGCTTGTACGCCGTGATCGGGTCATCCGGCTGCGGTGCTGCCTGCGGCTGCGGCTTGCCATACACGTTGACCGTTGGGGCGCCGACGTCGAGGACGTTCTGCCGGGCTGGGTCGCGCGCAAACACGGGCGTGTTGTTGCCACCCTGGAACGGCGGCGGCGTGCGGTTGACCTCGGCGTCGACCTCAAACTCCTCGGCCGGCACGGAGCCGACGGCAGGCTCGCCACGCAGCAGACGCGCCAGCGCCGTCCTGCGCCCGCTGCCCAGCTCCTGAATGCGGTCGTCCACCTTGCGCTGCTGGTAGGCACCGATGCCGGTCTGCAGCAGCTTGGCCAGCCCCTCGAGCGGGCTGACGGGAGTCACGAAGCGCCCGGCCTGCCGGTTGCTGGTCTCGATGGGCTGCGCACCCTGCGCCATCAGCATCTCGGCCATCTGCCGCTGACGCATCAGGCGCAGCGCCTCGGGATCTTCGGGCAGCAGCGTGCTGCCCACGCCGGGGAGGAAGTTCTGCATCACACGGGCCTCATCATTGCGCCCTGCAACCCGGCACCGCCCAGGCTGAACAGCCCCGACAGCAGCGCGTTGCGCGCGCCCATCTGCTGGTTGTAGATGTCGGTGGCAAACCCGGCCGCGTCGGCGTTGGCCTGATAGATCGGCGCGGCGGCGGCGCTAGCACCCTGGAAGCCCTGGAACTGCGGTGCCTGCACCTGGGCACCCGTGCGCAGCGCGTTGAACTCGTTCAGCGGCTGGTTGCGCATGGTGAGCGCCTGTGACAGCAACTGCGGCTGGAGCCGGATGCCTTGCAGCACCGCCTGCATCTGCGCGTCGTTGCGGGCGTTGTTGAAGTCGGTCATCGCGTTGCTGTACGCCTCACCGCCCGGCGCCAGCCCCTGGTTAGCGAGTTGCGTGCGCAGCCCGGCCTCCTGCCGGTCCATCAACGGCGTGAGCCGGCTCATGATGCTGTCCTGCGCGGCCTGCTGCAGGGCGTTGTTGCTGTCGAATTCAAACGGCCCGGCGAACGCCTCGTTGACCCGCCCGAGACTGCCCTCCGCCGCGGTGCCCATGGCGGCAGAGAGCCGCTGCTGCGAGTCCCATGCCTGCTGGCCCAGCGGCGTCAGTTCGGTGTCCACGAACGGGATGGCTGCGTCGCCCGTGCGCTGGCCCGTCCAGTCGATGCGCTGAGTGCCATAGGGGTTGCTGAAAAACGGGTTGCTCAGCTTGGCGTTGAACAGGGCAGTTGATCGGTTCTCGCGGCCCTGCTGCGCGGCGGCGTCGTTGTAATTGGGGGCTTGTGGCGGCGCTGGCGTGTCGAACGGATTGCCAATGTCGAACAAACCGCGAGTGCCCTCTACAAATGATCCCACCGGACCCATGATGGTGCCCTTCAGCGCACCTGTCACACCACTGCCGATTCGCTTCAGAAAATTCGCCATGCGTCCCTCCTACAGGATGCCGCCCTGCTCGAAAACGTAGTCCGTCGAGATCCAGCTGACTTCGTAGCCCTGCCCGTCGTAGCGCAGCCGGGTGGACGCGGTGAACCCGACGCCACGCAGCCCCTGCCACTGCCGATAGATGGTCTGCTGCCCGCCCCACACGCTGCTGTCCCAGGTGCCTGCGTCCCAACCGCCACCGGCTACGGCCGCGCTGCTGACCACGCCGAGCGGGGCGTTGTCCTGAAAATCGATGTTGATGCCGATGCTCAGCGGCGGGCGGCCAGTGCTGGCGACGATGGGCCGGGCCATGGTCCAGCGCTTCTGCCGGCGGGAGTTGAAGTAGTTGAAGGCGCTCTGGCAGTCGGCGGCGATGTTGGTGCCCATGTCCGCCAGACCGCTCCAGGCTTTCACGACCTTGGTCGAGGTGGCGTAGTAGATCTCGCCGTTGTGGTATTCCCAGCAGGCCGCGTTCCAGCCCGAGAACCGCGCCCACGCGCCGTGCAGCAGGTTCATCGCGTATTGCTGGCTCACCGTCGTGCTGTTGGGCACGTTGAGCAGCATCATGTTGCTTTCGGGGTACAGCACCAGTTGCCAGCCGGTGACGGTGGCGTAGAGGGTCGCGGCCTCGGTCATGGCGAGCTGGATGCGGTCGGTCAGCGCCACACGGGGATTGACCCGGCTGGACTGCAGCGCGCGCGACAGCGGTAGCACGCCGTCGGTCGAGATCAGCAGCAGGTCGCCGGCTAGCTTGCCAAAACAGCGCCGTCCGATGGGTCTACCTACATCCCAGCGCCCCACCAGTGCAAACGTAGTTGCACTGGCGGGGTCTGTGCCCTTGTAGACCAGTACCTCGCCCTCGGAGGTGACGAACACCAGGTGGTCGTCTATGCCGTCGCCCGCGTCGATGGTCCAGCTGCCGATGGCCATCAGGAATCCACCGCGCCGGCACTGCGCCGACAGGTCCACGGCAGCCGCTGCGCCACCCACCGCACCGGTCGGCAGGTACCACGCCTTCAGGGTGTTCTTCTCGACGAACCACACGCGGTTCTTCCACATGGCGATGTGGATCAGGTTCGTGGTCGTCACGTTGGTGATGCTGGGCGTGCTGGCGCCGTCGATCTCGGTCCAGGTCGTGCCGTTGTAGAGCCGCGGCTTGTCGACCCCGTTGACGATGTACAGGTACGACCCGCCTGAGGTGGTGACGTTGAGGTGCTGCCAGTAGTCGTTGGTGATCGTCCCGGCCGACTCTGCGCTGCCGACCGTGCCCGCCGAGGTCACGTCGTAGAGGTTGTTGTTGGTCGCGGCGAACAGCTTCTTGGTGCCGGCCGGGGTGCTGTAGCTCATCAGCGACTGCGGCGTCCCGGTCATGCCGGTGACGTGGTTGACGGCACCATTGCGCACGTTGACGCTGGTCGGCGTCGGCCACCAGTTGTCGAGCACCACGGCCTCGTCCGGGTTCATGGCCGCGAGCGGATCTCGCGCATTCCATCCCTGGATGGGTGATGACACCGTCTGCCCGACGCTGACGGCCGGGCGCAGTTTGCGGGGCAGGGCCAGCATCAGGGCGTCAGCGTCCAGGAGCCGTCGGGCACGTTTTGCATACCCAACAGCGGGTCGATGATCTGCGGTCCGAGCGACAACTTAGGCGCGGCCTGATCGTGGCTCTTGCACAACTCCAGCCGCTCAATGAACTCGGTCTGCACGATGGTCGAGTCCAGCCCCTTGGCGGCGAGGTATTTGGACTTCAGCAGCGCCACCATGAGCCGGTCGTCGTAGCGGTGCTGGTCGTCGTCGGCGGTGAAGCGCGACTTGTACGTGATGCCGTCGGCCGCAACGATCCAGTTGCGGCCGACATACTCGAAGCTGTAGGTGAACCCGACCCGCGGCGACGGGTAGGTGGTGAACTGGTTGCCGAGGATGCGGAACCGGTAGCGCGGCACCGAGGCGATCATCTGACCCTTCAGCCACGCCCAAGTCTGGCTGCTGGCCGGGCCGATGCCGGGCCAGCGGCTGGTGCGGTCCCACTGCGTGTCGTTGACCAGCCGGTCGTAGTCGGACGGCAGCGCGTACTGCGACGCGGTCGTCGTGACGAACGTGTACTCGTTGAGCAGGAACTGCCACTCCCACGCCTTGACGAGGTCAGCCCCTGCTGCGTTGGCCAGGGCGAGCAGTTGCCGCACGTCCTGGTCCTGCGAGGACACGACTACCGCCGGACTGTTGAGCGACAGTTCCGTGGCCGCGTCCTGCACCAACTGCAGCAGGGTGGCCATCAGGCGGCTTCCTTGCGGGGACGGCCGGGGCCGCGTTTGTCATCGACGGCGCTGGCCAGCCGGGCGATCTGCTCCTGCAGTTCGGCAATCTGCTGATCGCGCCGGGCCAGTTCGGTGGCCTGCTGCTGGGCCAGCGCCGAGTTGGTCGCGCTCTCAAGATACGCCTTGGCCGTGGTGCGCAGGCCGAAGCCGCCCATACCGATGCGCTGCAGTTGCTGGTCGGAAGCGTTGGCGATCTGCTCGACTGTGTAGAACTTGAGCGCGCGCAGCTCCTCGACCTGGGAGCGCGACAGCGCCGGCCACGTGCTGATCGGCGTGCCGGACAACTCCTCGCGCCCGGCCTGCTGCGCCTCGAATGCCTGCCACTGCCGCGGGAAGCGGCGCTTGTCGCCGTCCCACGCCTCGCGCTCGACGACGGTCAGCATGTCGCCCGGCGCCTGAATGCGCACGTGGGTGACGTCGTCGAAGATCGGGCGCCCGGCCTGCTCCGACTTGTGGTTGTTGCGCACCGGGGCCATGTAGAACTCGACGAACAGGGTCTCGTCGCCGTTACTCGGGCCGGGCTGATTGATGATCTGCATGTGCCTCCACGCGCATGTCGCGTCCTTGTTTGTGAAACACGGGCGGCAGCGCCCGCACGTTGGAAAAGCCGGCCTGACGGCACAGCGCCACCAGTTCGGCCGAGGAATAGCACCAGCGGTGCGTCATGAGTTCCGACTGGTAGCGGTAGTCGCCAAACAGCCCGCGCATCAGGTCGTCGCGGTTGGCCAGCGCCAGCACCTTGTCGAGGTCCGGGCACTCCAACACCAGCAACCCGCCATTGGTCAGGTTGGCGTGCCAGCGCTTGAGCACGTCCAGCACCTCGTAGCGGTACAGGTGCTCGATCACGTGGATAACGTGGATCTCGCTGGCCTCGTAGCCCTCGATCAGCCGGATGTCGGCCTGCACGTCGCCGCTGTCATCGGCGTCGATGTTGATGAAGCCGGGCCAGTAGTAGTGGCCGCAGCCTAGATGGAGCCGAGGAAGTCTCGCCATTGCTCGCCAATGCGTTCCGGGGCAAAGTGCTCGCGCACGTGTCGCTGCCCGTCTTCCACGATGTCGTTCAGGTCCACGCGGTACGATGCCCAGCGCATGCCGGTCGGGTAGCTGCCCACCCATGCCCACTGCCGCAGCGGCCGGTAGGCCGGGATGTCCGAGGCGACCACGAAGCAGCCCTCGTGAATGGCTTGGGCGACGCGGTTGGCGCTCTTGAACCGGGTCGTCGCCGGCACCAGAACTTTGCCCGCGGCCTCGTACACCCACGCCTGCATCTCGAGCGACCACGGCAGCGTGTCGGGCGTGTCGTTGGTGCACACCACCACGGGCACGCGCAGCTTGCGCAGCCAGTCGTCCAGCGCTCGCAGGTTGGACCGGTGGCCGATCCAGGCAATCATCTCGGCGTCCGCATGCGGTGCACCGCCCGGCCCTTCTATCGGGTCCGGGATCACCGTCGCCGTCGGGTGGAGCTCCAGCAGTGCCTCGCTGCTTACCACGATGCGGTCGGCGTACTGCAG